TTTCATCTAATACAATTATGTTATTAATTATTTTTTGAGTACCTTCTATTGGTACATACGGATCGTCTTCCGTCCCCTTCCTAAAAACGATATGAAGTGGATCATTATATTTTAAGTATTCCGTCACCCTATCACACTCCTTTACTTAGGAATTAAAAAAGAATAGGTATCCTCCTATCTATCCTCCACAAAATAGTTTTTTATTTTTCTTCTTTATCATCGGCAGGATTTTGTAATATCCTTACAATCCTGTTTATTGCATCAACTTCCTTTAGCCCTTTATATTGAACCCTATCCAAAAAAATCAATAAATTTTGTAAATCTTCTTTAGGAAAAATGAATTTTTGCATAAAACCTTCCTTTCATATTAAACGTTATTTAAAGCCGATTTTATATTTTCAAAATACCAAGCATAAACTATATCCCCGCTTGATACACCGCCACTTATTTGTGGAGCGATCTGCGTAGACTGCCCTTTTTTACTATATATTGCATTTATTGCTGTTATTGATTGATTAAATATATTTGCGGTTAAAGTTGAACCAGCATATACAGTTGTAAATCCATAATTACTTAATCCATTTATTGCTCTTTTTTCATTTATTTTTGATTGAAAACTTGTCCATTCATTTGCTCTTACATTAACTGGTTCTCCAGAAACTTTAGCATAAGTCCATTCAAAGTTATCGCTTTGAGTCCAAATGTTGTCTATATAAGAAGTACTTGACGTATTTCCTTCACCATCTGTTGCTTTAATGGCAAGCTCATATTTTGAACTAGGTGTTAAATTAGAAAATGTATAACTTGTACTTGATGTACTCGGACTAACCCACGACCATTTACCTGTACTATATTTATATAATCCTAATGATATGGAGTTTAATCCAGACCCACCACTATCAGTAATGTACCAAGAACAACTTATACTTGTTTTTGTTGTTCCAGTTACATAAAAACTATGCACCACGGGGGCAATGTCATCTGGTGCGGGGGGCATTGTTTTAGATGTTGAAGCAATACTACTTGTACCATAAGAGTTTTTAGCCCTAACCCCAAATGTATAAGTAGTATTTGGAGATAAATTAGAATAAACATATGAATCAGAAGTAGTATTTGTATAATAGCTTCCGTTTCTATATAAGTCATAAGATGTTGCATTGTCTACCTCGTTCCAGCTAAATAAACAACTATAAGTTTTTGACGAATAATTATAGACAGGAACACCAACATATAATCCAGTAGGCTTAGAAGGAGGAGATGTATCAGCAGTAGTAGAAAAATATCCTCCTCCACTATCCACCCAGCTAGAACCTAAATAGTTCCTTACGGCTATCCAGTAATCAGTTGATGGGTTTAAGCCTGTATAAGTATATATTGTATAATAATATCCATTTATATGTTGAGTCGCCGTTCTTCTTGCTTTAAAAGTGTCCCCTAAATAAAAGTCAAATATATTAGCTCCATAATAATTTGATTGTGCTTTTACTGAAATAGAAGATTTATCATTGGTGACCAAAGTTAATCTAGTGGTCATATATCAACACCATCTTGATAATCAGGTAATGACTTTAAATATACATATCCTCTTTCTACTGGATTTTGACCAGATTGATTTAATGACTCTATTGAAAAATATTCGTCAAATGTTTCTCTATCTGAATTAGTATAATAATTTGTTAATATTTGATTTTTACCTTCTTCTCTCATTTGTTGATTGACAAATATCGAAACAACTAATTGAAAATTTTTATTTATATAATCTAAAATTACACTTGTTAATCTATGATAAGAATTATCTAATACAATGCCTGTTGATAATTCCATTGGTTTTTGTAACGCCATAAACACACCTCGTTTGCATTTATTTTACAAATATAGTATAATATAATATAATATAATTAAAAACTAAAAGGAGATTATATTATGAAAAAATTTATTTTTGGTTTGGTTGTTGGTTCTTTATTGTCATCGTCAGTAATGGTATTTGCTACACAACCAATTAAACTTATTGTTAATGGTAATTTAGTTGAAAGTGATGTACCACCACAAATAATAAGCGGCAGAACCATAATACCCGCACGACCATTAGCTGAAGCACTGGGAGCAAAAGTGGAATGGGACGCAGAAAATAATGCTGTTGTAGTAACTGGGGGAATACAAGTAGGAGCAGTACCGACAGATTTAGAGCCTGTAAAGGAAAATGGCAATAAGAATGTGAATCAGCCAATAAGTGAAAATGAAGAAGAAAATACTGCCGTGAACAATATTGAAACATATGTAAAAGATGGAGAAACTTTTGTTATTAAAGATGAAGTTGAATATTATCCTGCTCATTGGATAGCTAACACATTTTATGAAAAAGGGTATTCGCTATGTTATGACGAGGAAACCCAAGAGACTTATTTAGGATATAGTAAGGATGGAAGTACTTATAATAGAAAAAAAGTTTTGGGGAATATTCCTTATGAAATAATTGAATGTCGTACATTTATTAAAAAAGAGGTTTATGAGGATATGATTTTACCAATAATAGATAAAAATTAAACTTATCCAAACACTGCCACGGGAGGGACATCTAACCTTTGGGCTTTTGCATAAATCCCACCATTCACCCCACCACCTATTGTTATTGATTTCCCTCCAGGATCATAATAAATAGCTGGAGAATTTCCACCTTCGCCCCATTGTATTCCACTAAGATGGCTTTTTGGATTTAAGATTAGCTTATTTCCAATACGCACATCTTGTGTTACGTTAATATTTGTATTTGATGTAATTTCTCCTCCAACAATAGTACCACCTGTAATAGTACCACCTGTAATTCTAGGACTTTCGATAGTTGTAGAAGTAATTTTAGTTGATTTAATATAACTTGGAAGCGTAGGAATATCGTCTAAATACGCCAAGTCTGATGGCTTATTCAACACCTTACTCCAACTTATCGTAGCATTACTACCCATCGTTACATTTCCACCAACAACTAAATCTTCAATAGCATCAACACTAATTTTATCGTTAGTAGTTAAAGCACTTACTCCATTTATTTTTAATGTACTGCAATCTATATTTCCTTTTACATCAACATTTTGTACTTTTAAATTACCATTTATATCTGCATATAGCCTATCTACCCAACCAACGCCATCATGGGATTGAATTTTAATTCCATCTATGGCGTTTAATATTGTTCGGATTTTATTATCACTTCTAGTAGCTATAATTCCATTGACACTATCTATTCTTATCCCATTTTCAAAATCATTATCTAATGTCACTAATCCAGAACCTTCAGCATCAATTTGACTTGCTGGTAATCCACCTTCTATAGTCAAAGCCGAACCTTTAATTTTTACACCAGTTGAGTCTACCGTAAATGAACTATCCTCTGTAACTATTGATAAATTTGTTCCCGCTATAATTTGTCCCACTAGACGTTCAGCATAAATTCCCTCCGCATTTATAGCTGCTTTAAAAGTATTGCCACCATCTTGACTTAACCCAATTACAGAGGAAAGCATACGAATTATATGGTTAGGATTATCTACACTAGTTAATGTAATACCTCGCCTATCTATTGTTACTGATTCATTTACACCCGAAACTATACTTCTCTTTGCACTTTCCCATGTATTATTTAAAATTTCATTAATTATACTCGTAGTGGTAGCAGTTTCATCCCACTTAAATTTATTCATATCAACTGTTGTAGAAGTCGATACTGATTTATAAAAACTTTCCCAATATTTATTTTCATCACTTATTATCTTTTTACTGTTAGCAATAGTTAATTTAATACCACTATTATCAAAATCAAAATCAATTTTAATTATTTTTGTCTTTATATCTATATTTAATTGAGGCTTTCTTACTCGAATTACGTCCCCTAAATTTAACTTATTCCAATCACGCTGTTCAGCCACTACACTCAAAAAGTCAACAATATCTAATTCATATGCTACTTGCGGTTCTCTTAATTGAGCAAATCTCTTTACGGCATCATTATATAAATCCATTTCGTCTATATAATTCTCATCACGCCATTCCTTCTCAATAATAAACTGATTTCTTTCAATAATCTGTTCTGGTGTAAAATTATTTTCAATAGAAAGTGTGGTTTTTAAATCCAATATTTGAGTATCTATATCATCAATTTCATCATCAACATTATTTATTTCTGCTAATTTATCCTCGATTTCAAGTTGCTTACTATTTCGTTGCTGTTTTAATTGTGTAGTAGAAGTTCCTTGAGCTTGTGCTATATCAAGGTTATCTAAAATTACATATAATTGCTCTTGTAAAGAATATAACTCACTTTCTAATGTGGCTTTTTGTGTTAATAAAATATTTTTCTGTCCTAATAAATCACCAAATGTTTCTGTATTTTCTTCAATTAATTCTTGATAGTCTAAAATAGCATGACATAATCCATCTGACATATAATCACTATGTTGCAATACATTTTTATTTTCATCTCGTTCAAAGGGATACATAAAATAAGAAAAATCTTCTATGTAATTTGCCCCAGTAGGATTTACTTTTTGGATTGATAAATTATCCTTACCGTATACTTTTAACCTAGTAACCATCTCATCAGAATTAGATTCTTTTTGTAATGCTTTTAGGTATTTATTTTCTGTAATAGTTAATCCTTTATCAGTTCCATACAGATCAAACTTATAGAAATTAATTAATCTATTTTCAGTATCCCACACTACTAAAGCACCAAATGTTTCCGTAATCTTATAAATACATTCCAATGCTTTATTTAAATTAAATTCAAATGAGCGGAACATAGTATCAAAGGTTGCATCTACATAACCGATTGACCAGATTGAACCACTCAAAATATCTGCCGTTACCTGTGTAATATTATATGAAGTACATTTATATCCACTAATTAATTTATCATTTAATTCATGTCCTAAACTAAAAGCATGAACTTGCTTAAAATCGCCTTTTTCGTTGCTATCATCAGTAATATTGTTAATAATATACCACTCAGTATAATTACCTAATACAAGTTTAATTAAATATCTGTCTTTAATTTTATTTATATTAGGATTATCTTTTAATATGTTGCGAATATCTATTTTATATGGGATAGAAAAAGATAATTCGTTTAATTCAGATAAACTTAATGTAAGTTTCTTATCGTATGATTCTTTTAGTTTACCTATTATTTCTCTATTTGGTTTAGCTATGAATAACTGCGGTTTTAATGGTTTCTTCAATAAATCTAAATCAACAAACAATAATTATCACCTCCCAAGCACAAAATAGAGCCTATTGCAACCTCTTAAACCTATATCTAAATTGTATATCACAATCACCGACCACATTTAATACATTTCTACCAGTTACTAACTCCAAATAATTATCATTGAAATTTGCATATCTATAAGTAGTAGATAAATCTGTTTCTATATACTCATTTTCACAATCTACATACAAATTCTCACCATCTACCAATGAAACAAATGTAAATTCTTGTCCTCCGTTTGTCTGATTGATAATAGATAAATCACCGTTGCCTTTTTTAGTGATAGAAATTTCAGGATATATTGGTGTATCTCCGTCATTATCAAATATAATTTGTGAAGGTGAAGAATAAACTTCAGATACATATATGGGTGAATATGAATATGGACTATCGCACCGCATTTCCAACTCTATATATCCTTGTTTTAATCCATTGTGTAGTAAAGTAGGACTACCTACATACATACAATAAAATATCCTATTAATATCAGTATCAAAAAATAAAGGTTGATAATATTCTTTGTTTCCTAACCAACGGGCAACTTCGCGTATTTTTTCATCATCCCAAGCATCCTGAAATGCAAACCGTAATTTTATTGTTAAAGGAATATATTCTAATCCTTGAAAATAAGGTTTTTTACTCCATTTTGTTGTAGTTTCAATAATGTTTCTTTCTGGCAAGAATGATTCTTCATATAATCCAGTTGAAAAACTTACATTTATAATTCCGTGATCTATACTTTTTTCACCAGCATAGGAGAAATATAAGGCTTCACTATAACTCAATCACTTATCACCACCTTAAACTAGGGGAGAACTTTGCTCTCCCCTAGATTCCATTCTTCTTCATCTTATTTGCTATTGCTGTAAAGAATACATCAACGCTATTTCTATCATTTGCATTTAATCTATCTATGTGAACATTTATATTGGTTGTTCCAACACCAGCCATAGTAGGTTGTATTGGCATAATTTTAGCAAGCATATTACCGAACAATTTAGGTATATTAAGTAAATGTTGTTCATTTAATACTACTTCTTTATTAAGTAATAATTTAGCCCATTGTTCTGCTTTAGGATTAGTCATTTTTTCACCAACAATGCCACCACTATGATATAATTTATATCCAACTCTTTGTGAATCTTCAATTAATCTTTTGATTAAATCAAAATTCCCATCTTCTACTGCTTTTCTATACCGTTCTTGCTGACTTTTAATATAATTAGCAGAACCACCAAATTGTCCACTATCATCAAGATATTTTTGATGTTCATTAATAGACGAACTAGAACTAGAACTAGAACTTGATCTTGTTGTATTTGTAGAAGTAACCTTCTTTACTTTGGAAATAGAATTTAGTGCATTTTGAGCATCATTAATTTTATCTTCAATATTTTCACTAATACTTTTTCCGATTAGACTAGAATTTTCTTTAATAAATTTTGCGAAAACTGCAAAATCAGACCGAATACCTTCTAGCATACCAGACACAATTTGCTGTCTTATATTTGCAAAGTTACGCTCACTATTTATTAAATTATCATAGTAATCTGTCCAATAATCTTTGAGGTCTTCTAGTCTATTCTTCTCTGCTTTATATTTTTTATTTTCTGCTTCTTTTTTAGCATTAATATCTTTCTTATATGCATCTAATTGATTTTGAAGATTTTTCTTCCGTAAATCAACCGTATGCTTACTTTTTAATTCTTCAATATTTTCTTCTTGTTCGGCAAGTTGTTCATTTAATTCGGCAAGTTGAGCTTTGGCTTCAATACTATCATCTAATGATAAAACATTAATTTTATCTAAAGTTTTATCCCGTTCTTTTTGTAATTTATTTAATTCTTTTTGATAATCATCTTCACTAACTTCTTCATCTATAAGTTTTAATTTTGCATTGATAATTTCTTCATATTTATCAAGTTCTTTATCTAAATTATCTATTACTCTTTCGTGACGGTCATTTTCTTTTTTAATTGCTTTATCAACTAATTCTAATTGTACGTCTTTTTGAATTTTGTATATATCTTTATAGAGGTCTACAATTTCATTTGCTGAATCTTCAATGCTATCGCTCAAAGTTTTAGTTGAGTTGGCAAATTCGTTAGCGATACTTCTTAATTCCTTACCTAACTTTAATTGTTCATTTCTTAGTTTAATAGTATTATCAATAGCTTCAGCCAACTCTTTATTGCCTTTACCAGTTAATTCAATATCTTCAACTGTAAATCCAGCTTTTATTTTTAAACGATAATCTTCTGGTAATGATTTATATGCTTCTTCTAATTGGGCATTTACTTCCGCTAATTCACGATTAATTAAATCACGTTTGAGGTCAAATGCCACTTGTAATTCAAGTGTTAATTCGGTTTTGTCACCTAAGTCAGTTGCGGAATTTAATCTGGATTGAAGATTATCAATTAAGTCATTTATTTGGGCAACTGATGTTTCATATAAATTGAATGATTTTTCAAAGGTATCTTTAGCGGATTTATCGGCTTTTTTTCCTTTTTTTCCTACTTTATCAAAAGTTGAGTTTGCTAACGCTTCTAATGCTTTGATTTTTTCTCTGCCTTTAGCAATTGCTAATATATCTTTTGAATAATCTTCATATAATCTGTTTCTTATACCAGCATCAGAATAACCCAACGTATGTTTTTGCACGATTTGTTCTAATGCAATATAAGCATCTGCTATTGATTGAATACCTTCAATTTCTCTGCTAAACATTTTAAGTTTTTCCGACAACGCTTTAGCTGTCGCATCAACCTTTGCTTTTTCTGTTTCAATTACTGTATTAAATTCACCAATTCTGGCTTGTCTTAACGTTTCAATAGCTTTGGCAGTTATTTTAATTTGACCATCTTCTACTTCCAATAAATCTATTAATTCAGGATATTTTTCAATTAATTTTGCGGTTTCATCTGCTGTTAAGGATTTGTTTTCTGCTAGTGATTCTAATGCACTATTTAAATCTGCTACAACGGACACCGTATCCTTATATGATTTCAATACAGTTTCTTGTAACTTTTGTGCATCTGTATATTTTTCCGTTGCTTTAGTGGCTTTTTCTGTCTCAGTAGTTAATTTTTCTCTTTTTTCAATTACTTCTTCAATAATTCCACATAAATAAACAAGGTTTTTATAATCTTGTGATTGTACTCTTCCTGTCTCTTCTAATATTTCTTTTTTATTTTTTATTATGTCATATTCTTCAGTAAGAAAGAGTATTTTTTCAGATATTTTAGCATTGTATTTATCAATTGTTTCTACTGCTTTTTCATTATTCTCATCTATTTCTAAAATTTTTTCATTATATCTATCAATTTTTGCAATAGCACCTTCTATTAAAACTGGAGCACTTAAATAATAATGCAATAAATTTTCTGCCAAAGATGTAATAAAATAGGAAGGGAAAAATTGTAACCAATACAAAGGATGGGGAAAATATTTTGGAGGATTTTCTACATCTTTTATAGCCATCCATTTTGAATATTTATTTTTTACGTAAGTTTCTGTATCTATTGCTAAGATATTTTTCTTTGCAATTAATTGAGCTTCTAGTATTTGCAGATATTTCTCTTCTTGTTCTGTTCTATCTGTTTTACTAGATAATTCGTCATATTTAGATTGTAATTCGTCAATCTCAGATATTAGCGAAGCAATTTGTTCTTCTTGCTCTTCTAATGAAAGTGTAAGTGCATCAATGGCTTTTACTAAAGCAAATATAGCACCAACAGCCAAAAGAGGAGTCAATGTTGAAGCTAATACCCCTGCCGCCGTACTAGTAAAACCCATTTCTATTGCTAATTTACGAATTGCTATCGTAAAACTATTTATAGTTAAAATTGAAGGTTTTAATTTACCTGATAAGTTTAAATATATCCATAGTCCAGTAAGTGAAGTTGTCAATAAACCAACCTTATCAATAAGATTTACAATTACCGTTCCAAATTCAACAAATCCTTTTAATGTTTCAGAATCAATAGTATCAATCCATAATTTAGTTATAGACTCTTTAAATGCATTTACTTTAGCTTGCATTGAATCCATATAGCGAGCTTGTTCTTTAGCACTACTACCAAAACTATTTACGGCAGTATTCATAGCAGAAACACCATCTGCCATATTATGCAATAAACTAGCACCTACAGCACCTTGATGTTTCCCAAATAACGCTTCAAGTAATGTTGCGCGATCAGTATCGGTTAACTGTTCCCAAACTTTGGAAATCTCCAGCATAATTTGATATGTAGATTTAAATGTGCTTTCATCTTGCATTATGTCTACGCCAGTTATGCGTTTAATTAAACCGTCTAATTTTGGAATGGCTTCACCCGATTCTTCTGAAATTCCTCTGATGCGCATACTCACAGTTTTCAGTGCATTGCCCACTTTTTCCACATTCTGTATAGATGCGTTTGCGGCTACAACTAAACCAATACTTTCTTCTAACGTATTTCCTGCTTCATATAATGCTGATGAACTACGTCGTAATGCTTCGCCAATACCTGCACTTGTAATGGAAAAATTATTACCTACCTCGTTATAGGCATCCATTACATGATTTACATCTTCAACCCCAAGACTAAAACCTTTAAGAGTACTAATAATTGATTTTGTTGCGTCTTGGATATTTTGATCTGATATATTACTATAAACCAATGCTTGTTCAGTAAGTTTTTGAGCTTCGGTTAGAGTATAACCTAGTTTCTTAAATTCTGTTATAGACTCTACGGCGGCTTTTGTACTATGTCCAACTTCAATTGCTAATTTATTTACATCCGTTAAAAATTTTTTAACTCCAACAGAGTTACCTAATTCATCCGATACTTTTTTTAAATCTGTGATAGCAGTATCTAATTCATAAATTGTACCTATTGCACCTTTAAAAATATTTACAAATCCTACTAATACACCACCAACTAAATAAAACCGTAGGAACTTACCTGCGTTTTCTAGTGCGTTAAGTAAAACACTACTGGTCTTATGAGCTTCTTGTCTTAAAGAGGCGAATTGGTTACTCAATCTCTTCATTTCATATTGTAAATTTGGCGTATCTTTTGTAAGGCTATTAATATCGTTCTTTAATTTAGCAAGCGCATCTTTTGATTTTTCGGTAAGTCGGCTACTTTGTTTCTCCCTGAAAATATCAAGTTCGCCCCTAAATCCGTCTCCACCAAGCATTTTTTGTTTATATAATGTTAATGCATCTGTTAATTTTTTCTGCTCTACTGCGGCATTAGCGGTACTAACTTCTAATTGTTTATAGTAATCAGCCATCTTTTTTAATTCATCAGGCTTTTGTGTCATACTGTCAACGGTTTCTTTTGTTCGTTGTGACCAATATTTAGATTGTTCCGCGTTTATTTTTTCTAGTTCAAGTCTTTGTTTTTTATAATTATCAGTTACCGTTTGTGTAGATTTAGTAATATCGCCAGTTTCTTTATCTAAATCATGAACTAATTTTACAGACTGCCCTAATTCATTAACGAATTTCTTTGTTTCCTGTGTTAGTTTATATGATTCTCCTGCCGCCCTTGTATATTTCTGCGAAAACTCATCTAAATTCTTATCTGTGTCTGGACTTAATACTAAAGACTCACCAACATTTCCGCTAATTTTTGAAGCATTTTTTACCGCATCTTGAATTTCTTTTGTAGCATCTTGAATCTTTTGATTAATAATATTTTTATCTATTGCAACATCAATATTTAACTTAACTTTTTTAGCCAATCTATCTACGTCAGCTTTAAACTTTGCAATAGAATTTGTATCAAAATTAATTCTAGGTATAATATTTAACTTAGCTTTTTTAGATAAAGTGTCTAATTGTTTTTGTATAGCTTCTGGGTCAGCATTTAATTTAGTATTAATAAGTATTGAAATTTTATCAGCCATTATTCCTCACCTCACTCCTTTCCATAGATATAAAAAGAGTGAGGGAATGTCCTCACTCAATACGATGTTCTAGTAATTTCAGTGTAGAGAACCCTACTCTACCAACTGTTTCAAAATCACATTTTTACATAAAGTTACCGTTTTGTGTTATTATCTTGCAATACCCAATTATATGTTGTATTTCCAGTATCCACACCTACACCCGTTCTACGTTTTAATTCTTCTCCTAATACATACAAATGTGGTTTAGTTTCCTTCATAATTTCTACTGCTTTACCCATAAAATCCCTAGGCTCGTTGTACCATTCTTGTTTATCTCCATATCCTTTTACAATATTTTCGGCGAGTGATTTTGATGTATCATACCCAATACCTTCAAATTTTGGATTTGTATTACGCTCTGCGTCATCTGTAACTTCCAATACTCCATCTTCAACAAGTTTGCTATGCATTTGCGATTTATCTGCAATACTACCCGTTCCCCAAGTGTTTTTCATTAATCCTTGGTCTCCTGCTCTTCCACCCCTTCTTTTGTATCGTTTAGGAACACCAGATTGATATACAACTTCATCTATTCCTGATTGTATATAGTCTTTGACACATCCAGCCATTTCATTTTTTAATATATCATTAACCTGTTCCTTTAAATATTTTTGTAAACGACCAATAGAGGTAAATGTTATATCAGCCATTTATACCACCCACACCTTATCTTCTTGCCCCTCATACAACCAATACCTATCCCAAGGTTTATCTACACACATTATTAATGCAATTCCATCGGTATTGCTTGTACCCTCAATAATATCAGTTACAATACCATATTTGCCATGATAATCAGGTGAGCCATCCAATATAATCACTTTCTGATATGGTTGAAGTTGCATATTACTCAGCACTTTCTTCTAATTTTGCAATTTCAGATTCAATAATGCCACCTATATTTTTATTATTTTTGTTTTCTTTCAAAAATTCATTGATTTTCGCAGAAAGATTCATCATATGTTTATTAACTTTAGCTGTCTCGCTTTCAGGAAAAGCATTTACAATCTTTTCAAATATTTCAAGGTCTATCATTGCATTTAGTACACGAATCTGTTCTTTAAAATCTTCAACTTTTGCAACGTCCACATCGGTGAAATATTTAATCATGAGAAAAGTCACATATGTAATAATAGTCTCTAAATCTTCTTCTTTGAACTCAACTAAATTTTTTAATGCTTCCCGTAGCATTTGTTGAATTTTTGTTATGTGAAATTTTTGATCTACAAGTACTTCATAATCCTTACCTCCGATAGTTATAGTAATTGATTTTTGTACAAAATCCTTACTATATTCTTTTAAAATAACCGATGAATTTAATTTATTAATTTTAGCCATATTTATTCCTCCAATTATAATATAGTAATTTTATTATATAATTATTTTATACTTTTGTCAATAGTTCCAAAGTTGTTACAAAACTTGAAGTTTATGCAGTTAATTATTTTTTGTTTTTCTTTTCTTTTTTACGTTGTTTTCTTGCTTTCTCAATATCTTTGTATTCCATCCAACCACCATCTATTTTTGAATATGCCATCCAAACATAATCAATATTAGGATATTTATAATGGAATAATTTCTTCTTTAATTTAGCCGTAGCATCTGGTAAGCCTTTCGTATCTATAACTTTTACAGAACCATCTGAATAAGTTACAACGAAATCCGCAATATAATTGATAGCTTGGACGTTTTCTCCTTTGTACTTGAATTTAGGCTGTAATTCATATTTTACTTGTAATTGACAATCTTTAATTTCACCATTTTGCAAACCAACACAAACTACATCACGATAATATTTCATTTCAAGTTCACTATCAAAAATTATATTATTATAAGTTCGGTTTTGCTTACCCTTTTTTGTTTGATTTATGTTAAACTTTGATTGTCTCTTAATCTTAACCACTCCCAATTAATATAATAAGGGCAGGATTGCTCCCGCCCACAAACAATTAATCAATCAAATTAATCAACCAAATTAACCTATATTTTCTTCTACTTCACTTCTCCCACTTCCTTCGCTTCTCCCTCCGTCTCACTCCATTCCGCACTATTCAGCACCCCATCCAATTCCGCACTCGGCGAACGATACACCTGCACCTCATCCAGCTCCTCTATATCAGGTACTAGCACCTCCGCATATGCCCTATGCACCAATGCCAATGTGCTATCTGTGCTTTTACGCCAGCTTGATGTATCAAAGCCGTGTGACTGCCAAAATGCTACGCTTGCTATACAAAAATCCATCGTTTATCACCTCACGTTAATTTTGTCCACCCTCTAAGGAATTAGAAGGAGGCGGGCGCCCACAGTCAGGGTCGCATTAGAAGAGGTATAAGAAACACTCCAGCAGAAAAGGCCGGCACGAAGTCCACTAGTCCAGTGACCACCCACCACGGCCACCCTATTACCTGTAGCCTGATAATAATAATCAGGGATATAGCCGCTGCTCGCCCCCACCGCCGAAGGCATCAACAGCCAATCCGCCCCCGCTGAACAGGCAAAATTATTTACCCAACTATTTGTGCCGGGTAAATTAAATCCGGCATCCGTATATGGTTCGTCAAAGACATCGCTCGCAAAACCATGGTCAGCCACATATAGGCGATAATCAGCTTTAATGTTAATCCCATCCACAAACTCCCACACGTTGCCCCATAGGTCTTCTAGACCCCGATAGCTAACCGATACTTTACCCGTCTTGCCAACCGCATTACCACTTGCTCCAACAAGATAGTCACATCCACCAGAGGCTATAGCGGCGGTATTAGTGGAGTCCGTAACTCCTGCACCTATTGCAGATTGGCTATTCGTATCCGCATATTCCACAAGATACAGTAAAGCTACCGCATTACGAGTCAGCGCATCGACAATTTCCCAGCCCGTTCCTCTGTTTTGCGCCTGAGTTCTAAACGTATTTATGTTTCGATCAACAGCAGGAATGGCACCTGAAACTGAGGTAAGTTTTGTTTTGCCGTCGTCGACAATTTCCCCAGCCTTATACGCTCCCAGCAGGACATACGGCTTTTCTACCCCTGCCCGAATAAAGGCTGGATGAAGTTTAAAGCCGCTTATCGGGTGTTCACTTATCCAAAATTGATGTTTCTTTGCCGCCTCGCCATACACATGGCGGTAATAAAACTTCGGTATCTTCACCATCACTTGCCCATTTGTGCCATCTCGTTTGAAGCCACTATCGCCAATATACGCCGTAATTTCTCCGTCATCGTTGACGTTGCATAACTTCATTTCGCTCCAAGGATAGATTGAGTCAAAATCGCTCCCTGCCGTCTTATTTACCGTTGTGCCAAGCCTTGTCATCTTTGTAGATTGTGCAACCTCCCACTCTACTCCTGCCGTATTGTAGTGGTCATGAAATAGCGGGCAAAACTTTGCAGCAAGCTCATTTTGCAGTATTTCTACTGGTGTTGTGGGGTTGTCAATGTGGCGAAGGGGCATGATACAACGACTTGCAAGGTAGTTTTGCGTGATTTCTCGTTGGGATAGGGCGCGATTGTAAATTCGAACAAGTAAGATTTCTCCCTCCCAAAAATTGTTGGCTTTGCAAATTCTTATATTATATGGTTGTTCAGCTTTGCCTGGATTACCTTGGTGTGTGGCAAATTCTTCTCCATCACTATAATATGTGTATAATCCTTCATCGTTAACAGTTACGGCAATGTGATGAATAGAATTTGCTTCGTATGGTTCGGGTAACAATGCTATACTACCTTTCCCAAATGGTATGGTTGAAAGGTGAAGTCTGGTTATTTTGCCGCCTTCTAAATATGCATATAAATTATAATCACGGTTTTCGGCTGTTCCGGCTTCATCACATTTGGATATAAGATTTTTATACCCTATTTGGGTAATAGTGCTAGGAGTTTTTATCAATATTTCCAAAGTAAATTCTGAAACGTCAAA